ATAAACATCCTCAACCACAATCCCACAAGATTCTTTTGGTGCTTCTTTTATTGCGTGTTGTTTTGCTTTTTCCTTAAACATTATTACATCTGTAATCTGGCATTTAGAAATCCACCAAATGGTACTTTATCTTTTTTTCCAGAAAAACGTAACAAACAACTAGAATATTTATGACCACATTTATCTAGAGTTAATCTATCAGACCCAAATATTTCATTATCATTTACATCAAAACATCTTGAACCATTATAACCGCATTGCGTACCTCTATAGAGCCAAGGACAATGTTCAACAATTTGTCTTCTAGGTAATCTTAAATTTTGCATATTAATTTTACCAGTAAGTTCAAAAGTAACTGACTCAGGTGTTTCTGCTGCAACCCTATCTATATACCAAATATCATCAGTCTGTGCTATTGCAGTAGGATCTGCGGTTGCGTTTGTACCACTAGAAAAATTAACGGCATCAATAAATTTTTTATGTGTTTGTATTCTTTTTAGCTCCGCATTCAAAGGATTGTACAAAAGCAATAAATTTGTTATGGCATTATCAGCATTAGCAACAGAAAAAGTTGGTCGTGGTAAATTTCCTTTTGTAACTTTATCAAAACCTTTCACTTGTACAGGTGCTGCTTCATATGTTTGCCCACCGAATACGATATTACTTTTTATCTCATTCGTACCAGCGTGATAATAAAAAGTTTGATTTATACCATTAATATCAAAAGTTAATTTAAGTTCAAATAAAGTAATAAGTGCAGATGGTTCAAGTTTCTGTATTTCTTCACTAATTTTTGAAGATGACGGTGCAATTTGTGTACTTGTCATGCTTCTGCAACCTCCTCAAATGTTGCTGATATTGTAGCCCTATTTAAATAGGGTATTGTTTTATTCCAATCCCTACAAATGAGTTTTTTACTAGCACTTTCTCCTGGTGGAGTGTAATCAAAGTTTTCTACACCAGCCCTAGCATCAAGGAAAGTTTCTATCTCATCTGCATCTGTTTCACTTATATTTTGCCATTTAAGATTATAAACTTTCAAATTTTGATTTATTCCAAATGTAGATCTTTGTTGATATCCAGACCCAAATTGGGCAATGCGAATATTTGGTTTAGATGTTTTAGTTAGCCCATAGGTAGGATTAACTGTTGTTGGAAAACTTGCCATTAACTTAATAAACCTCCAGCCATTTGTTGATTAACAATTTCAGCTTGTACTGCCGATGCGATTACTTCACCTAACTGTGCAGCAGATCGGTCATCACCCTGTACAGCAGAACCAGAAGCGTCTACATTTACAACCACGTTAGTTGTACCTCCAAGAGCATGATTTGGAATTATAGTACCGCTTTTTTGTGGTACAAACAATTCGGGTCCTTTCTCACCTACAAGTGAAGCCTTTCCTACAGGTGGATTTCCACCATTAGCAAAAGATCCTGGTAATAAATCTGCACCACTCGGTATATTTGTTCCAAAAGTTCCTGGGGCAGCCACCATTGGTGCAGGTGCTGTAAAACCACCGCCAAATCCACCAGTTAAACTATTTCCAATTAATGATAGTATTCCTTGTTGAAACTGATTTGCCATCATCTTTGCAGCCATATCTAAGAAATGATCTGCCATTCGATTTAACATATTTCTAAACGCATCTCCGACAGTCATAGTTCCTTTAATAATTCCTTTAAATGAGTCTTCAAAAGAACTTGCCATTGTGTCTGACAAACTTATTGCTTGCCTTATCGGATCTTGCAATGCTTTCATTTCATCTTTTAAATTTTTTACTTTGTCATTAACAGCAGAAAAAGCAAGTTGACCCGACTGGCCAAATTTACCTTGTGCTTCACTAACAAGATCCAACTGTTCTCTAATAATTTTCAAGCCTTCAACCGTATCTTTTATTGTCTGATCTTCTGTTTCTGCAAATGATTTTTCTAATTTTTGAATACGTTCATCAATTACATCAGCAGTAGTTTTTAACTGAAAACCTGCTCCAATTTGACGGAAAAGACTTACTTGTTTTGCTTGTTCTATTTGATCTCTCTGTCTTGCTTTTATCTTTGCTCTAATTAAAGCTAATTCTACAACTTCTGCTCCATTTATAAGATTTTGTTGTAACAACTGTGTTGTTTGCTGATCTCCAATTTGTTTTCTTGCTTCAAATATTTGTTGTGCTAATTTTGCCTGCCTATCAGACCCCGCCAACCCTTGAAATGACCCACTATCAGAACCAAACACTTCTACTAATGACTTTCTTAATCTAGGATTATCAAATTCTTTAAAGCCTTCTAAAAGTGCAAACGCTTCTTCTTTTGTTACTCTAAATCTTCTTGCTAAATTATCAATATCTTTGGCAACAAGTTTACTGCCATCACTTACAATAGATAGTCTTGCATTTAAAACAGCTAATGATTCATTAAACTTTTGATTTTTGTCAACAGCAGAACCTAAAGCAGTGCCAACAATAGATAATGCAAAGCCAAACTGACCTCCAATCGCTCCACCTGCTAATCCACCAACTCCACCACCAATAGCAGCAGCACCCGTCTGTCCAAACAATAGTGGAAATGCTCCACCAATAGCAGCACTAGATACTGTCCCTCCTATTCTTTTTCTTAGTTCCGCATTTGCAGTTTTTTGTTTTGCAGCAGCTAATTTTTCTTCCGCTATTCTTTCTTGCTCAATAAACAATTTTTTAGCTTTACTAAAAGAAATACCCTCTTTTGCGGCTAAATTCTGTATTTTTAGTCTTTGTTCTTTTTGTTTAAGGGTTCTATTATATTTGTTTTCAACCTGAACAAGATTTTTTACTGCATGATTAAATTCTTTTGTACCTACTGCTGCTTCATCTAAAGCATCTCTAGCATCTGTAACTGCTTTTGATAAATTTTTAAAATTTTTAACAACAGGAGTACCAGCAGTGCCAGCTTGTGCTTTTTTATTAATATGCTCAATTGATTTTCTTAATTGTTCTGTTCTTTTATTGACACGATCTAATTCTTTTGCACCTGCAACAGCTAATTTTATTGAAACATCATAATTAGCCACTATTCAACAAAAATTTAAACATTTATTATATCTTACCTCTTTCTACCTTTTAAAGCACTATTTCTTTGTGCTTGTTCTTGTTGTTTTTCAAAATCTTCATGTTCTATCTCAGCATAAGCAGCCCAACCTATCATTTCTTCTATAGTCAAAGTTTCTGACAATTCAGCTACAGTCTTTTTTAACTCTTTTGCCAATGAAAATATAAATTTCCAATCATTATTCGCTTTTTAATTCGGCTTTAGCCTCTTTTACCCCCTTTGTCTGACCAGCTTCTATCATTGCTAATTGTATTTCTTGTAAAATATTTGCTTCAACTTCTCGCCTTAGAGATGCTTTATCTCCATCTTGAAAAAGTCTATCTCCATTTTTATCTAATGCTTTTGTGATCATTAGAGCCAAAGCAAAATCATTTGGATCATTAGCATCTGATTTTTTTGCTATTGATTCTCTTTCAGCGATAGTCAAAGGATGCCAATACACACTAAGTTCAACTACACCGTCTTTTACTACATCATGTTTATAAAGTTGAGAAACTCCAAACTTGTTTTTGAGTAGGTCTACTGCTCTTGTCATATCAAAATTATATTACTCTACTATATTAAGCGTTAGCGGTAAATTGGCAAGATATTACACCAACAAAATGACTTCTATCTTCAATTTCAAGCATTACTGGCCCATTAATATCCTGTACTCTTGGTGCAACACTAAAAGTATCAGAATAATCAGAAGCATTTACTGAGGTAAGGCCATCAATAACAGATTCACTTATAGCAGATAAAACAGAAGTACCCTTACTCTTTGGAACGTAGACATTACATTGAACAACGCCCGAATAATAATCTGTTGAGGCTCCCTGATTTTGTAAAGTTGATTGTGTAAAATTTAAATTCATTACTACATATTTTTTGGCTTTACCAGGAGTTACAAAAGTAACGTTGTCATAAACAACAGAAACAGTATTATCTGCTGCTACAACTGCATCTGTAACTGCTTTTTCAAATGCTGCTCTTGCGTTTACTAATGTCATAATTAAAGTACGTCTGTGTAACCAATGGTAGGACTTACACTACCAAAACCTGATGTCTGTTCTTTTGCACCTAATAAGAATAGTTTACCTTTTTTCTCTTTCATATTGTCTTGTATTATTTTAGCCAAACGACCTTGCACAAAATTTTGAATCTTACCTCCTTCTAGAGCATAGATAGCATATTTAGCTTTATTACCAATATAAACACTTTTTTTTATACTAAAAACTCTTTTAACAGGAAATCTAGCTTCCACCTTATTAGGTGGGTTATATGGTTTCTTTTTACCAATCTCTGCAAATCCAGACCAAGGTTTATAATTTTTCACTTCTTGCGTTGCTTGTGGAGGAGTATTTGCAACTTTCCAACTTGATGCAAAAAATCCTGTATAGACAGGACTATGTGTTTTTGTAGAAAGACTAGAATGAATTTTTCTAATGACTGTATTGAAATCACTTTCAATAAGGGCTTTCGTATCTCCAATAGGATCACTTTTTAAAAAATCTTTAGCCATTAGAATCGCACCAAGACTGTATATAAATAAACCTGTCCACCTTTTTTCGTATCAATATCATAAATTTTTGCAGCTACATTAGATCCTGCATAACTCAATGTAATCTCATCATCAAAATCAACTTGATTATCACCTATTAAATCGGGAGTTATGTATAACTTTGCATTTCTCATTTCTTTACCTTCATCTTCCTCTGATTTAATGAACTCGATTGGAACGCTGATACTGTAGTTAGTGTCTGTTGTTGTATAAACACCAGTGCTAGTGTTATAACTTCCCGATGCCTTTTTTGTATATGTGATCGTTGTATCAAGAGAACTACCAAGATCAGCTACAACCTGTTTAGCTACACTTTTTAATAATGAATCAAGTTGACCTGCCATTATCCTCTAACTACCCTCATCTGAAAACTACCTGCTCCACCAAGCATATATGCTCCAAGATAACTTT